CAAGGTTTTGCACAAGTAGCTGAATTAGTAGAGGCACTTTCAAATACCCCAACTGCTGAACCTACTCAAAAATCAGCAAACGCTTTTCAATCTTATGTAACTACTAATGATAGCAAGTACGAAAGATTGGAAAAATATAGAAACGCAATTTTAAACAAATAAATTTATAAAAAATGGCATTTTCAGTAAGTTCATTAACAAACTATACTAAAGAGAACGAAGCATTATTAGTTTCTTCTTCAGTATTAGGAGCAAAAACTGCAGCTTTAATTAAGAGTGCAGGTAACGTAATGGTTGGAGTTAAATCCGCAGAAACCATTAATATTATGGATACAGATGCTTTCTTCCAAGCTGGCGGTACTTGCGGTTGGAACGCATCAGGTACAACTTCTTTCACACAAAGAACTGTAACAGTAGGTAAAATCAAAGTACAAGAGTCTTTATGTCCTAAGGCATTAGAGGCTAAGTATTTACAAAAGGCTTTGCCAACAGGTAGCCAATACGATTCAATTCCATTTGAGCAAGAGTATTCCGATAGAAAAGCTAAGACTATTGCTTCTCAATTAGAAACTGCTATTTGGCAAGGTGATACAGGTTCTGCTAACGGTAACTTAAACAAATTTGATGGTTTAATCAAATTGATTGGTGCTGCTTCAGGAGTTGTAGATGCTAACGTTTCAGGTTTTGTTTCAGGTGCTCCTTTAACTTCTATTACTGCATCTAACGTTATTTCGTTATTTGATGGTGTTTATAGAGCAATCCCTGCTAAAGTAGTTTCTGCTGACGATATGACTATCTTCTGTGGAGTTGATACTTTTAGAACTTACACTATCGCATTGAAGAACGCTAATATGTTCAACTATGCTTTCGATGGTAAAGCTGATAGCGAATTCGTATTACCGGGAACTTCAATCAAAGTGGTTGCAGTAAATGGTTTGAACGGAACTAATGATGTTTACGCTATGCGTTTAAGCAACTTGTTCTTAGGTACAGACTTATTGAACGAAGAAGAAAAATTTGAAATCTTCTTTGCTAAAGAAGCTGATGAAGTACGTTTTGCTGCTGAATTCAAAATGGGTGTGAATATCGCATTCCCTGATGAAATCGTGAAAGTAGTTATCTAATTATAAAGGGGAGTTGAGATATACTCCCCATTTTTAAATAAAATAAAATAAATAAAAATGGCGTGTGCATTAACACAGGGATATACCCTAGATTGTCGTGATTCCTTAGGTGGAATTACTGAAGTTTATTTTATTGCTAGTTCGGACGTAACTTCAACAACTGAAGCAAGTGGTGTAATTACTGCATTGGTAAAAGCTACAGGAAAGAGGTTTTATAAATATGAATTAACAAAAGGAACTTCAATGTTTACTGAAGCAGTAACATCAAACGTTCAAAATGGTACTTTATATTTTACTCCTGAATTAACAATAATCTTAAACAAGTTACAAGCTAATACAAGAAACGAAATCTTATTATTAGCACAGAATAGACTTGTTGCAGTTGCTAAAGATAACAATGGTAAATATTGGTATTTAGGCAAAACTAGGTCATTGGATTTGACTGCAGGTACTTCCGAAAGTGGTACTGCTGAGGGTGACAGAAGTGGATATACTTTAACTTTCACAGGAGCTGAACCTGCTTTAGCACCTGAAGTTAACAGTACGGTTGCTGCTGCCCTTACAACTGCCGGATAGTTTATAGTTTTTCATAGTTAGTTCCCCTGCCTAGTTTTCTAGGTGGGGGTTTTTGTTTTGTAAATATATCATTAATTGCTATTTATAATTGATGATACATTTAACTAAAGGACAAACCAATACTATAATTTTGACTTTAACTGAAAAACAGTTACTAATCAATCCTAATTACTTATTTGTGTTCACTAATAGAAGCACGAATAACGTTATTAAATTCGTAGTTTTAAACGCTTCGGATTTAAGTTTATTTAAGGATAGATATAATGAATTTAGTATTGTAACTAATACTAATTTTAGTTCGGCATTAGAGGGGCAATATACCTATGAAGTGTACGAACAGGCAAGTAGTTCAAATACAAATATAACAGGCTTAAATAAGCTAGAAACCGGTATTATGTGGCTTTCAGGTTCGACTATAACATATAACCAATATACAACAACTGACACTTATACAATTAGACAATGATAGATTTAAGAGTATTAACATTTGCCGAAGCTAGGCAACCCGAATTCAAAGAGAAAAAGGGTATAGACGGTGGATATATTAAATATGGGGAAAATAACGACTATCCTGAGTACATAGTTGATTTATACAATAAGTCATCTAAGCATAGTGCAATTATTAAAAGTAAGGTGCATTATATTACCGGCAATGGTTGGGCAGGTCAGCCTGATGCACAGGCATTTATTGACAAGGCTAATAGGGTTGAATCTTTAGACGATTTAACTAGAAAAGTATCTTTAGATATTGAAATATTTGGCGGTGCTTATTTAGAAGTTATTTGGGATTTAGCCGGCAACCTTGCTGAACTTTGGCATTGTGATTATACTAAAATAAGAACTAACAAAGACAATACGCAATATTGGTATAAAGAAGATTGGAAAGATAATAAGGTTAAGCCATTGGTAATAGCTGCATTTAATCCTAAGCAACCAACAGGGAAGCAAATTCTTTATATAAAAGAGTATAGACCTAACATTGGTATTTATGGGTTGCCTAGTTACTTTGCTGCATTAAATTATATTGAATCGGATATTGAAGTTTCTAAGCATATCTTAGGAAATGCACAGACAGGGTTTTCTGCTAGTAAACTTATTACTTTGCCTAATGGCGAACCTAATGACGAGGAAAAGCGTAACGTTGACCAAAGATTAAGAAAGACTTATAGCGGTGCAGATGGCAAAAAATATATGATTGCTTTTGTGAATGATATATCTAGAAAGCCTGTCGTAGATGACTTAGGTACTAGCGATTTAACAAAAGAGGATTTTGGTAAAATAGATGAGTTAATTCAAACTAATATATTTAGCGGTCATCAGGTTACAACCCCATCAATTATGGGTATTGCTGAAGCAGGGAAATTGGGAAGTAGAACTGAGATGCGTGATGGCTACGAAATATTTAAAAATACTTATGTAAATGCAAAGCAAATGCATTTAGAAAGTGTATTTAATATGTTAGCTAAGTTTAAAGGGGTACAAAGTGAAATAAAGATTATACCTACTGAACCGATAGGAATTGAGTTTAGTGAGCAAACTATTGTTTCTATTGCTCCAAAAGAATGGGTATTAGAAAAGATAGGAATTGACGCTACTAAATACGAACCTGCACAACCGGAAGTACCTGCACAGGAGTTATCAGTTAACGAGCATATCAAGGGTTTAAAAGGTCGTGAGTGGCAAAATATGCAACGTATTATTCGTGAATTTACTAAGGGTAAAATCAATAGAGAACAAGCTACTGCTATGCTTAAAACAGGATATGCTTTAAGTGATGAAGAAGTAAATACTTGGCTAGGTTCGGAAGAAATGGATGCAGAGTTTGCAGCACAAGACTTTAGCGTATTTTATGAATTCGGTGAAAGCAAAGACGCTTATAACGTTTGGAAATCTAAAAAGCGTTTTAGTGATGAAGCGGACTTTTATATGTTCGCTGATGTTACACAATTAGAATCCGATATATTAGACCAAATCTCAAAACAAAAGGATATTACTCCCGAAGTATTGGCTGAAGTATTAGATGAGAATGTGGATACTATTAATACAGTTTTAAAAGATTTAGAAGATAGAAACATTATTAAAACTACTGAAACCAAAATAGGAAAAGGTATTAATAGCAATATCATTGTTTCAAGAGAATTAACAAAGCCATTGTCTAAAACAGTAGGCAAAGTAAAGCCTGAAACAACTGAAATATTAGTTCGTTATTCCTATGAATGGATAGCAGGATTCGATGATTCCGATTTACCAACTAGCCGAGAATTTTGCAGAAGATTAATTGATGCAAATAAGATTTATAGCAGAAGCGATATTGAAGCAATGAGTGCAAGACTAGGATATTCTGTTTGGGATAGACGAGGCGGTTGGTGGGGAAATAGTGTATCTTGTAGGCACGAGTGGCGTACAAATATCGTTACTAGAAAAAAATAAAAAAAAATAAGAAATGTCATTAAATATATTATTCATATCAGTACAAAGTATAAAAGATAGAACAGGCTTACACGCAAACGTAGATGAGAAATTAGTATTGCCGGAAATTAAGACTGCTCAAGATATGTATATACTACCTGCATTGGGTAGTACATTATATAATAAATTGCAAAGTGCAATTAGTGGTTCAACATTAAACGCTAATGAGCAAGGCTTATTAGATAATTATGTAACCGATTGTTTAATTTATTATGTTATGAGTGAGCTTCCAATGGGGTTATCATATCAGTTTTACAATAAGGGTTTATTAAGAAAGTCAGGTGACAATACAGAAAACCCATCAATGCAGGATATGATTGATGTAGCTAATAGATATAGAACAAGAGCTGAATTTTATAAGCAAAGATTGATTAAATACCTTAGACAAAATAATACTTTATTCCCTGAATATTTAAACTTTACAAGCGGTATAGATACAATCGTACCTGATTTGGAGGGTTATACTTCATCTTTATATTTAGAAGATGGTAGCTGCTATGAAAATAAAAACCTAGCAGAAAAGTATCAGGGTAAAATAGGATGTTAATATGAGCAAAGAAGCGAACATTAAAAATCAAAATAAGCTAAAAGTTTATTTAGAAAAAACAAAAAAGAATGACTTTAAATCAAATTGTAAAGCAAATAACGGAATTCGGAAACAATCACGAGCAAATTAAGTTCGTGTATTTCGGTGATGTATGGGAGCGATTAAGCAACGGCGAGGTTACTTATCCTGCTATGTTCTTTAGTTTAATAGACGCACAGATATTAGCAAAACAAATACAATACAATTTTTCTATCTATGTTATGGATAGGATGTTAATGGAAGAAACAAACGAAACAGAAGTATTGAGCGATATGACTTTAATAGGTCAAGATATGGTCGCTAAATTAAGGGATAATATTTATAATTGGATTGCTAGTGATAATATGACATTATCATTTTATACTGAATCCGACCCTGATTATTTAGCAGGGGTAAAAATAGATTTCTCATTAACATTATCATCATTAAACAATACTTGTCAAATACCTACTAATGGAATCTAAAAAAATAAATCAGTTAGCAACGGAAATGTCACCGGCTTCTAGTGACTTAACAATAATAGGTGACCCAATAACAGGAGTTTCAAAGAAAGTTACGCTTGAGCAAATATCTTCTTTATTTGCTAGTTCAATTTCTTTTTATACTAACTATGCTTCATTCCCTGCAACGGGAAGTATTGATACTTTGTATTGTGCAAAAGATACTAATAAACTTTATCTATGGTCAGGTTCCGCTTATGTAGAAACTTTTCCTAGTCAGGCTTTATTAGATACTTATCAGCTAAGAAGTGAAAAGGGTAACGCTAATGGCTACGCATCTTTGGATGGTTCAGGCAAAGTTCCATCTACGCAATTACCGTCATACGTTGACGATATTATTGAGGTGGCCAACTACGCTTCTTTGCCGGTAACAGGTGAAACAGGGAAGATTTATATCACTTTAGATAATAATAAAATATACAGATGGTCGGGTTCTGTGTATGTTGAAATAGCATCTAATAACGCAATATGGGGTTCTATCACAGGAACTTTAAGTAATCAAACTGATTTACAAAATGCGTTAAATGCAAAGGTGCCATATACAGGTGCAACTGCAAATGTTAACTTGGGTGAATACGAATTAAAGACAGGTCAATTAACATTAGATACAACCCCAACGGGAACGGCTACTGTTGGTACTACAAGATGGAATGATACTATTGGAAGTTCGGAAACAACTTTAAAAGGCGGTAGTGTTATTTTAAAAAATGGTGTTGACTTAGTAGCAAGAGTAGTTAATAAAGTTTCGCCTAATACTACTTTAACAAAGGCTGCTTATCCGGCAGTAAGAGTGAGCGGAGCACAGGGGCAAAGATTGGCGGTTGCTTATGCACAAGCTAACAATGATAATAATAGTGCTGATACAAT